GTATAAGTCAGATGGCTTGATGTAATATGTAGAAGTCTTAGATATTGTTGCAGACTTCATAAACTTGTCTATGTTCGATCTTAAAATAGTTAATTTATCTCCCTGATCCCTAGATAATCTTCTAGCGTTTTTTAATGTAGATAAACGAGAATATTCAGAAAAGTATTGGTCAAACAATGATTGCTGAGCATACTTAGCATATGCATTAAACTGAGAAACCGTAAGAGTTCCTCTGTTCTCTTTATTTAACACACTTAATACAGTGCTTCTTACGTTATCTATCATTACTAAATCTTTCCACAAAAATACAAAAAAAAGAGGAGCCACTCTCGTAACTCCCCTCTTGTGGTAGTGTTGGGTGGAAACACTACATTTTATTGGTGATGCCTTGTAAAATGTCTAGTCCGTCATCTGTTTTAAAGAACCCAGCAAGAGCTGAATATACATTTTCACCGTAAGGAACTGTTACAATTTTGTCTTTTGTTTTATTGTTCCAGCATACAGTTCTATTGTCGTCTTTAATAAAGAGCACTCCCATTTCAACTGCACGAACAGCTAGATTACGTAATTTAATATTCTCATCTTGAGCTAAATCCGTTACCTCTTTTGGATTGTTTCTAGCATAAATAAGCATGTCTCTTTTCATTTCTTTAGAGCTCATGTTTGAAACCCCAGACCCTAAAGCAACACGTGCTATAGCCTCTAAATCTTCAATATCCATTTCTCTAACTAAATTTTGAGCATCAAGCTTCTCCTCTTCACTAGCAATCTCTAATTCTGCCTTAGCATTGGGGTCAAATTCTTCGTATACTTTACCTCTGTCTGGGTGAAATAAACTTAAAAATTGTTGCAACAAAACCTGTTCTCTAGGAACAATTAGTTTTCCGTCTTTAAATATAATCGCTGGAAGAGTCACATCTCCAAATTGCTCATCCTCAAACACAGAAGTTTGATTCGATGCGAATCTAAGTGAACGTGTAATCTGTCCGTCAAAATATTGTAGTGGTTTGTTGAGACTATGTCTCGATCTTAGAATGAAGTTTACTGGAGTTCTGTTTCCAGATAATATATAAACTCTATCTTTTACTTCCCAACCAGATTGGGTAGTTGTATTTTTTTTTGCCATTTTATTACTATTTAATTAAATTAAAAAAAAGGGGACAGGATGTCCCATCCCCTTTAGATAAATATTACTTCATAAGGATGAAGTTGTTTGCTCCATGAACACAAAGCGCTCTTTCACTTAAGAAGTGAACTTGCATTGCGTCAAGGTCGCTTGTCATTCCAGCAGCACCAGCTGAACCAGTAACCCAAGACTTATACTTGCGATCTTCTGCTTCTGACTTACGATATTTCACGTGCAAGAAAGGACGAACAGCGTTCTTACCTAAAACTTGATCGTAGATAGTAGTAGTACCAGCAGGAACTAATACACCATCTACTCCAGAAGTTAAGGCTCCAGTTGTAGCATCGTTTAAGTATTTCCAGTCAGTTTTGTAGAAATCATAGCCTAAGTTGAATCCTTTGAATCCTAAGCTGATAGCCATTGACTCATCGTTATCAAATAAACCGTAAGAGCTTGTAGAAGCACCGCTGTTATTTTGATCAGCTAATACTTTGTCAATTTCGAAAGATTTAGTACGATTAACGAAAAGTACGTTTTCTTGGATAGCTCCTTCTTTGTCTAGAACTTTGATAAGCTCTTCGATGTCAGCACGAGTAGCAATAGAACCAGTAGAAATGTTACCACGATTTTCTAATTCATAGAATAAACCTTTTGTTCCTTTGTATCCAGCAGTTTCAGCACCAGATCCAGAAGCAGCAGGCTCTCCTTCAATAAGAGATAATTCTAGGTAATCTTCAAAACGTAGACGAGTTTCATGCTCTGATTTTAAGTACCATAGGTATCCAGTAGCACCGTTCTCAGTAGTTACTTCAATCCATCCAATCTGAGCCATGTCAGAACCATTTACTTCATATTTATCTTTGATGATAATAGGAGTAGTAGTTTGGATATCTTTAGGAGCCTCTAGAGAACCGCTCATTCCAGCAGTACCTTTAGCAAATTCAGAACCGAAAGCAAATACGCTAAGTCCAGTTGTACCAACAGCAGCAGCAATGTTTGCTCCAGAATAAGAAGCAACATCAAATGTGTTAGTAGTTACAGCTGTAACGATAGCTTTGTCTTGGTCAGTTCCATCAGAAATGATTACTGTTTGGTTAACGCGGAAAGGGTGTGCGTTAGAAGTGATTACATCACCTGAACGAGTAGCGCCAGACACAGCTAAGTGAAGACGACCTTGCTCAGCCCATTGAATAACGTCCGATTGGAAAGGCATCTCAGCACCTACCATTCTTAAGAATGAAGATACAGAACGATTACCGTACTTTTCGAACTCCTTTTCATAAACATCAGGTAAGTATTGAGAAGTAAACTCAATAGCAGACCCTAAATAGTTAGTCGATAAAGTCGACTTTGATGGAGCTGGGGTTAAAGCACCTTGTACTCCAGAAATAGTTACACTCATTTTTTAAAGTTTTTAATGATTAATTATCGTTTTTTAATTTTAAACGAGAACTCATCTTCTGCTGAAACAGCTCTAAACTTTGTACCTCCGCTTTCTGTTACTACATTTTCACGGATGTTCATGTCTATATTTTTAGTTTCTTTAACAATTCCATCCGTTGCATCTGCTCTACCTTGCTCATAAGCAAAATTAAATAGAGTGTCTGCATTTTGTGCAGCGTACAAAGCTTTGTGATACGCATTAATGTCTTTAACTATTCCATTTTCATCTAAGTGTTGATTAAAAAAGTTGCTGATATCAGACTGTACTTCTTTAACTTTACTTATATCGGATGGCTTATAAACTTGTTTCTTTTCTCCTGCTTTAAATTCAAAACCTTTGAAATCATCAGAAAAAAGAACATTCGTTTTTTCAGCAAAGACTTTAGAGCGCTGTTTTTGAGCTTCTGCTTCTTGCTCAGATTGTTCTCTGTATTGATTATAAAAGTTAAAAGCTTCCATGTAGGGCTCTGGGATATCGGCATCTCTTGACTCAAGTGGTGCTTTATATTTCTCCTTTAACGCTTCAAAGTGGCTAGTAGCTTTATATAATTCCTCTTTATATGCAATCTTTTTTTTCTTGATATCTTTTTCATCGTCAAGTTCACTATCATAGCTGTACTCTTCTTTGATTAAATAATCAATTTCATCTATATCTAAATGAGGCTTTGTTTGCTTATAATATTCTCGCAAACGTGTTGTCTCATCGACTTGTGACCAGTCTTGTTGTAGTCTAGCATAGTCATCGAAAGAACGTCCAGTCTCTTTCTTGTACTCCATAAACTTAACAATATCTTCTGGTAAAGATTGCTCTTGTTTTTTTCCAGTATTTTTAAGAACGTCAATAGACTCAACTTCTAAGTTGTGTCTATCCTTTAAATAACTCAAGATACTATTATCGTCAAGCTCGAAAGGCTTTTCTATAACTTTATCTTCTATTTTTTCCTCAACAGATGGCTCGCTTTCCGCTACAACCTCTTGTTCTTCTGTTGTTTCTTCTACTATCTCTTGCTGTACACTTTCTTGAACAGGCTCTTGCACCTCTTCTTGTACAGTTTCTTGATTTGGCTCAATAGGATTACCATCGTTATCCAACGCCCTTACTTTCCATTCCATATAAATTAGATTTAATTATTATGCAAAATTATAAAATTAATCAATGCCTACGATTCCCTCTATGCCTGAGCCTAATGAATCCCTGCCGTCAAAGTCAATTGGATCTAAATCCTGTTGTCTCTGCTGAATTAATTTTGATTGTTGGGTAGCTTGTTTCGCAGTTCTACCGTCTTTTCTATCTTCTTTGTACCTGTCTTTTTCCATTTGAAGTTGCATTTCAGTAGACTTTATTTGTCCTTCAATGCCCTTCTGAAGTTTTATAAGTTCTGATTTTAAATAAAACTCCTGTTGCATTCTTTGCATTTCAAGATCAGCCTCAAGTTGTTTTATTTTAGCCTCAGCCTCCATTTTAGCTAGTGCTGTTTGTTGTTTGCCTTGCTCAGCCGTTAAAGCAGCTTGTTGATTAGCCTCAGCTTGTAACGCAATGTTTTCTTGTTGACGTTTATTGTCTAGTTTTTCTTTGCGTCTTTTTCTAACTTTCAACAATTGTGAGGCAATTTTTACATTTTTAATGCCTCTAATATCAATTGCGTCATCTATATCAATTTTACCAGTAGATAAAGATGTTTGGATGTTTTGCTCAAGCATCTGTTTTTCTTCTTCGTCAGGATGTAATTCAATAAAAATTCCAAAATCGTGTAAATGAAGCTCTTTAATCTCTTCAAGTATTTCAACGCTATGCCTGCCAATGTTTTTAACAAAGTCTTCTTTCATATCAGAATACTCTAATATGTCAGATATACGATAACTAACACACTCTGCAAGTCTCTGTGTTATAAATATCCCTGATTTTAAAATGTGTCTTGTTGCAGTATTTGAGTTTAGTGCAGCAAGCTTCTGAACACCTACTAAAGCATGTGAATCTGGCATAGAACCATCTCTAGCTTCATTTAAGCCTGTCACGCCCCTTAACATATTAAGATTGTAGTTATATACGTTTATAAGGGAAGATATTTTAGCGTTTGCTCCAGATGAGGTTAATTCCTGAATAGGAACTTTGCCGTGATTAAATTCTCCCTCTTCCGTAAGACTTCTACCTATAACTGATCCAGTTTGGAAATATAAATTCAAAGCCTCTTGTGGAGAATACGTGTTTCCATTGCCTAAATTAATAGAACTAAGTCCATCAATGTCAATAAAAACTCCATCTGGAATCATTTTAGCAGCAACCTGCTGTAATTTTAAATGTAATAATTGTATTTGATCCGCAAAAGGAATCATTCTTTTAACAAGTGAATCAATCTGACCCCTGTACATTTTTGGTGCACTTACAATAAATGGAGCGTATACTTTCTCCATCGAGCTTTTCGGTCTCACCATGTTTTTCATTACATCCCATTTCAGGATTCTGTTTGTTCCTAGAACAAGAACACCTTCGTACCATACGTCAATTCTTTTAGATAGTTTTTCAAAACGAGCTTGCTCTGTCTTGGGTGGATTGAATTGATCGTCTTTTTTCAATACCCTATCTCCTCCGTAGGCGTTTTTTTTCTTTTTATATACGATATTCTTGTCCGTCTTATAACAGAAATACAGCAATGTAGCTGTGTTATAATCAAAGTTATCGGTCTTATAGCCACCACGCATTCCTTGATAAGCATCAAATTTAGACGAAGATTTAGCTATTTCATCTATTTCTGCCTGCGTTAGTGATGGATCTATTTTCTTTAATTCAGTGATATTTACATTCTTAACTTCACCAAAATAATAACAGTCATCAAAATAAGGATCCTCTGTGGGGCTGTACACCAAATCAGAAGGATCAACATATTCAACCTTCACCCCTTCATGTCTATTGAAAGAATGCTTTATTGCTGATATACCAAGAACTGTAGCATCTTCATCTACACGTTTTTTGGTTAATTCGTAGTTATTGTATTTCAAAGTAGTCTCAATAGCTTTCTCTTCAGCTATTTCAATATCATCTTTGTAGTCGATTTTCATGTGAAGCTCTAACTCATCGTCAGATTCTGGCAGCATGTCTGGTTGAGTAGAAAACATATTCTTCCCTAACAACGCTCCTATTTCTTCAAAATCTTCTTTATTTCGCATTTCAGTTTGAATGCGATTTTTGTACATTGCTTTTTTGTTTGACGATATTGGGTCTACAGCTTCCGCTTTAATATCAAAAAGCCTGTTTGTTATTCCATTAACTACAATGTCAACAAACTTTGGAATAATAGGAACTGGAGTCCAGTCTAAGTTTAGATAAGATATGTCTCCATTGACAGCAAGTTCATCTTTATATTTACGCACAGACTGTTCGCCCATAGCGTAAGTTCTAAGCTTGTGATATGTATCTCTATTGTTGTAAAACCTAGATTGACCACCCTCTTTTCTAAACCATTCAGACTCAATAGCACGTCCTACCATTAAGCCATATTGTTTAGATGCTTTTTCTGCATCAGACGCTAGTTGATTTGGAAATCCTATAGTATATCTCCCAGAAGAATCTTGCATATTTTTACTTTATAATAGAGCTAACTATGCCTCCATTATTATACTTTGCAAAGTTAACATTTATTTCTATACTATTTTTTTGAGGCTTAAGGACATACTTCTGATTTGCCATGATAGCCAATCCTGAACTTACTGTTGCATCAAACTTTGTTCTATTATTAATATCATAGTTTGCCCAATCAAGTAAAGTTCTTGTAAAGTACATCTTTCCAGTTCCCTCGTCACTAAATCCAACATTGTTTTCTATATAGCTTTCTATAGCTTCTGCGTGTATGGAAATCACTGAAGGAGAGGACGGTATACCGCCAAGCTCCTTTTCTGCTTTAGATAAATCATTTGTATGTTTATCTGGTCTGTTTATACTCCATCTTCTATATCCTCTATTTTTTAAATGATACAAAAGTCTAGGTTTGTTATTTTCAGCTAGAATAGGCATACCATAAAATACCATTGCCATAAGAACATCCTCGTAGAAAATCTCTGCCGTTTGAGGTCTATATATATACTCTAAAAAGAACATATTAGAAGGACCGTCAAAGTTTGTCTTTGTAAATCCATGAAGAGCTCCATTAGAACCTCCTCCCCCTACGGTTCCAGATATATCATAAGAGTCACATCCAAAAGACCCTATGTGCTCGTTTCCAGGATATTTAAATCCATTTCTATGTATAACCCTGTTTCTAAGATCTCGTGGAGGTATCCAAGTCACATAAAATCTTCCATTCTTTTCTGGCGTCCATATAACCTCCGTGTCTTTTATTCCATTCTTCCAAGAGAACCCTCCCCTTTGTACAACACGTTGCCTTTCAAGATTATCATTAAAGTCTATTTGTTCATATATTCTAGTTAGATTAAATAAACTATTTTTAGCTTCATCACGAAAAGCATGTCCTTCTGTTCTTGGAAACTGTCTATAAAACTCATTAAGTGCGTCAGAATCGCTTCTAAGGCTCTCTACTTCATTTTCCCAATAATCTAATACTCCCCCCTCTATAACATCTCCAAGAGCATCTAAAACAATATTTTCTGGCTTTCTAAATACAGGTTGACCATAAGCGTCAATAAATCCTTCAAAGTTCCACTCCATAGGAATAAACAAACTATATAGTCCGCTTTTTGTTTGACCATTAGCATTCCTTTCAGACACATCTGAATCCCTATATAATATCTTAAAATTCCCTCCTCCCTTTTCTTGAGAGTTTGAAGTTGACCCCATCATACACTTGCCAATAATTCTACGACCAAGTCTTAATGTAGTTTTAGTGACACGCCAGTTGTTGAGGATATTATCTGGACGTTCCCATTTTCCAGATTCATCATGGACGAGTAATCGCAACTTTTCTCCATCGTAAGAGTTATCTCCAGTGTTTTTCCAGTCAATAGTTGTATCGAGTCCAGTGAGTATTTCTTCGTTCTCTGTGTCCGATATAGATCTTCTAGTGAGTTTTGATGCTGGCACTCTATATGCCAATTCTGTTTTTGGTCTATCCATACCGTCTTGAATGGGCTTAAAGAAGAAAGGATAGTTCGTTGATATTG